GCAAACAGATATACTGTTTACAAGAACCCTTACATGACATCTAACGAAATCTTGTTAGGTTTCAAAGGTTCTAACTTCCTTGAGACTGGTGCTGTATATGCTCCTTACGTTCCATTGATTATGACTCCATTAGTGTACGATCCAACTAACTTCACTCCAAGAAGAGGTGTTATGACTCGTTACGCTAAGAAGATGGTGCGACCTGAGTTTTATGGTAAGATTTATGTTAAAGATTTAGCTTTAGTATAATCTAATTAGAGTAAAGAGTATGAGTAAAAATTGGGAGAACGAAAGTTCTCCCTTTTTTATTTCTATTTGATATTTATACATAAATAATAATTAAAAACTATGATAATAGATGGACTTTCGTGGCATCAGTTTTCCAACTTACCACATATCGCTTCATTACCTCTCAATAGACAATTAATCGAGTATGAAATTTATAATCAAAATTTGATACACGAGGTAATGATGATTCAGCAACAACAACAATTGTTGTATCCAAATGTACCAAGTGCTGCAGGTGCAGGTGGACGTTTAGTAGAACAAATCGTTGAAAATCACATTGAATTTGTGGTGGATACTACTGATTACGATAATTTTCAAATAGATATAACTACTAATTCAGAAATAACTATTACAATCAATTGGGGAGATGAGCAGACCGAAGAAGTGACACTTAACGGTAATGATACATACTATCACACATATAGTCCATCTGGCACAGGAATAGAATATACGGCAAGAGTTGAATTTAGTGATCCAACCAAAGTTATTGAACTTGATTTCCAAGGTAACGATTAAAAATTAAAATAATATGGGAGCACAAATAACAGCCATAACAGGCTTACAAAACCTGACAAACTTACAAGATTTTCGTGCAGATTGGAACGCATTGGAAACAATTGATTTATCAGGATTAACTAACTTAACTTATTTAGATGTTAGTGATTGTGATGAATTGGGCAGTACTGGTGTAAAATCAATGAACGTAACAGGTTGTACTGCATTGGAATCACTCTACATTGATGATAATGATTTTTCAGCAGGATTTCCTGACCTATCATCTTGTACATCATTACAATATTTTGATGCTGACCAATGTGGGATATCAGGTTCACTTAATTTATCTAACCTTCCTGCATTAAAAGGATTTGATTTATATGGCAATGGGGAATTGACAGAAGTAATTATATCATCAACACAACCATTGGGTGATGGAAACAATTTAAACTTTGCGGCATGTTCACTTACTCAAACTGCATTGGATAATATTCTACAACAATTAGCAAGTAGTTCGGTTTCTAATGGGTATATAGATTTTTCACAAGATGGGGGAGGAAATAATGCCCTTCCAAGTTTAGAAAGAGGAATTCCTGCATTGGCAACTATGGTTGATAATAAAGGATGGTCTCTTCAGGCAGAGTCATATTCCGAAACAAAAACTACAACAGATATTTATGGAACATCAGGTGAAGCATGTACTGCATTGACAAATAACCAAACTATTGGTTTATATGTATATACTGGAACAAATGTTGAAGTTGGAAATCGTATATTTACCGATAGTAGATTACATTACCCTGTAACAGATGGATTTATTGGAAATGTTAATGATGGATTATACTATCAAGTATCCGGTAGTAACGGATTAATTGTAGCATCTGGTTCTTGTGTATAAATAAAATAAAAACCTCTACAATAGTAGGGGTTTTTTTATGTCCCTAACTTATTGATAATCAGTTAGAAAATTTTTTAATATTTTTTACATATCATTTGGAATTACGAAAACTTTTTTGTAAATTAGTATTGTAATAAGAATTCAACCCTAAACCCCTTAAATGTTATGTATAATTACCGAACCCTCACCAAATCTCAACTTATTGAATTGGTAAATGGAATTGAATCTACCCTTTCTTCAACAATTACCTCAGCCGAATCAGAGGCTAAGAACTATTCTACCGAAATTCCTTCTCAACTTGCTTTTGAAGTTGGATATTTCAAAGGTTCGGTTAAAACCGTACTTTCTTTGATTGAAGATTACAAAAATTGTTCGAAATAATTGATAAAACAGTAGGATATATGAAATCTTTTTCGTATATTTACTTTATATTAAACCTTAAACCCTTAACATTATGAATTTTTCTCCCGAAACTCTCTCAAAAATCGAATCCGAATTCGGTTCATTCAACATCGACCAAGTGGTGGGTGGTTCTAATGCTAATTTTTTACGATTTGGTTATTGGAAACGAGTTAATCATTCCAAACTTCAAGAAATCGTTGGTAATCAAGTAGTAATCGTAGAAGATGACTTAGACGATGATGATTGTGGTACTTTATACTCTTATAAATTTTATACTAAATAAAAATATGGAAATTGTTAATCAATATCAATCAGCAGCAAAAGAGTTTGCTTTAGAATATGAGGTAACTAATCCTCATATCATTAATATCATCGCATCAGTAATGATGACTAGAGATGGTCAAGGCCTTCAAGGAGGTAGTTTCGTACAATCAGTAGTAGATAATGACTTGTGGGGTGCCATTTCACGAGCAGATAATCAATGTATGAATAATCTCCAAGTAATTGTGGCAGCAAATCAGTATTCTTATCTTAATTAATCAAAAATGACAAACGAAGTTGCAGAATCTAATCTCAATAAATGGTTTTGGTTATTTAAATACAAGATGGTAGATGAATATCCCGAGTATCATAGAACTTTTGATTATATAGTAAGTAATTCAGATGATAATGGTGTTTTATACGAAGTAATGGAGTTTGCACATAGACACTTGGAAGTAGATTCCGAATTAAAAGGTGGATTTGATAATTTAAATATCACCGATTATCTCCATGCAATCGATTATGGGTTTATGGAATGGGTTGAATAATTCGTAAAACATTTTTGGTATATATTTATTAGTAAATTAATAGGAATATACCAAATGGAAGATTTAATATCAGTATTATTACATTCAGTTAATCAAGTTCACATTTTCCACTTACAAACCAAATCTTTTGCAGAACATAATGCATTAGGTGGATATTACGAATCAATTGGTGGAATAGCCGATGGACTTGCAGAGTCATATCAAGGTAAATATGGTATTCTAAAATATAAAAATGTCTCAAAGATTGAACAATACGAATCCAAAGAACAAGTAATTGAATATTTTAATAAAATCCTAAAAATAATTGAAAAAACAAGACCAATAAAAGATGCGTTTATAGATAATACGGTTCAAGAAGTTGAATCTCTAATTTATTCAACCCTATATAAACTAAAATACTTAAACTAATACCATTTTTTTATCTTGGTACTTTTACAAAGGGAGTGATTTTCACTCCCTTTTTTTGTTGTTTATATTTATAGGTGTATAATTGTATAAAAGAGGAAAGTAAATATGTCTCAAGCAAGAATTTGGACAGGCTCGGCCACATTCATCACTGGTTCATCAACTCCATTTGGTATTTATGATTCTGATTCTGAATTTAGAACTGAAGCACCAAAAGTTGCATCTTGGTGTGCTAAAAGATTAGGCTATCCTATTATTGATATTGAATTAGAGGGTGAAAACTTTTTTGCTGTATTCGAAGAGGCTGTTTCTGAATATTCTGCTCAAGTAAATCAATTTAATATCCGAAATAATCTCGGAGCATTACAAGGTAGACCAACTGGTACAAATTATACTGGAAAACAAGTAAATGGCTCAGAATTAAATAATGTAATTGAAATTTCCCAAGCGTATGGAAACCAAGCAGGTGTTGGTGGTAGAAGTGATATAAAATCAGGTTCTATCAGTATGTTCGAGGGGGTGCAAGATTATGATTTACAAGCTTTTGCTGATGAAGTTGAAGGTGGTGAAAGAATATCAGTAACTAGAGTATTTTATGAAGCAACTCCAGCAATTAATAGATTCTTTGATCCGTATTCAGTATCAGGTCAAGGTACACTAAACTTAATTGATGAATTTGGATTTGGTTCATTCTCACCTGCAGCACAATTCATTTTGATGCCTCTTTATGAAGATATGTTGAGAATTCAAGCGATTGAATTCAATGACCAATTCAGAAAATCTGCACATACATTTAATATTGTAAATAATAAATTAAAAATATTCCCACTACCAACTTCAAATTACGAACTTTGGTTTGAGTATTATGTAGATACTGAATTTAGAGAAGGTGCAACCGTTGTTAGAAATAATGTAATGTCTGATTACTCTAACATTGAGTATAATTTTGCAACTTACTCACAAATTAACGATGTGGGTAAACAATGGATTAGAAAATACACTCTTGCACTTGCAAAAGAAATGTTGGGTGCAATTAGAGAGAAATATAATACAGTTCCAATTCCTGGTTCCGAAGTTTCTTTGGATGGTGCAGCTTTAAGAGCAGAAGCACAAACTGAAAAAGATAATTTGGTTACTCAATTAAGAGAAAACTTGGAAGAGGTAAGTAGAAAAACAAGAATGTCTAATGAGGCAGAAATAGTTGAACAGCAACAAAAAATTATAGGTAAAGTACCATTAGCTATTTATATAGGATAATAAAATATGCCAAAGTTTTTAAACGCAAGAGATTTAGATTTTATTAAATCAATCGCTGAAGAAGTGGTTGATTATGTAGTGGAACAGGCTATTACTTTATTCAAAGTATCAGTTGGTGAAACTAAAACTAATCTATATGGAGAATCGTTGGGTAAAGTTTGGCATGCACCTGCTAATTTAATGGCTATTGTAGATAGAGAATTACCCGGAGTTAATTACGAAGGAGAAGCCGGTGCAGATAGGGTTCAAACTGCAGAATTTAGATTTAATATAATGAGATTACGAACCGAAACCTTACCACGATTAAGAGACATTAATGGAACTTTAATTCCAGTAGGTGCAATTCAAAACTCACAATTCGGGTATCCTGAAATCGGTGATGTTATTTTATTTGACCAGAGTTATTATGAAATTGATAATATACGAAGAACTGCATTAATCGGTGGTTCTCCAACCGTTTTTAATAAAACAACAAATGAGTTTGAAGATGCTAGAATGTTTTTAATTGCATCATGTCACATGGTAAGAAGAACACAAGTACAAATAGAGGATAGAATTTACTAATGAGTATAGACCCGTTAAAAAGAATCCCCAAAAGAGAAGAACAACTTAAAACCGAACCAAAAAATCATAAAGGTATTAAGTTGTATGATATTGATTCTGCAATTGCTGAACACATGATAGATACTGTCATGCCTACGGTTGAGGTAATGGGTGAAAAGGTAAAGGTACCTGTTGTATATGGTAATCCTGAAAGATGGAAAGCCATAAAAAAAGATGGATTTTTAAGAGATAGAAATGGTCAAGTTCAAATTCCAATTTGTGTTTTTAAAAGAAATTCGGTAGCGAGAGATGAGTCAGGTGCAATTTCCATGAATCGTAATTTATTTTATACAGCGGTATCACAATACTCTAAAAAACACAAATACGATAGGTTTTCACAAATGACTTCGGCAAGAAGACCAGTGGATATGTATAATGTAACAATACCTGATTATGTTACTATTACTTATGAAGTAAATGTTTGGACTGATTTTACCGAACACATGAATAAAATTGTAGAGGCATTTCAATATGCAACTGATGAATACTGGGGAGATAAAAATGGGTTTAAATTTAGAGTAAAAATCGATTCATTTGATAATACTACTGATGTTGGTGAAGGTACACAACGAATTGTTCGAACAACGTTTACTATGTTAGTAGATGCATATCTTTTACCTGAAAAATTTGATAATGAATCGACTACACGAAAAGAAATTTCTCCAAAAAAGATTGTCTGGGCAGGAGAAACTGATTTGACAGGTACTAATATGAATTTAAGTAAACAAAGTTTGTATACTGAATACTCTGATATTATTGATTTTATGTCTATTCGTGGTTCACAAGAGGCAACTTTTGTAGATGCAGATACAATTAAATTAACTAATGTTGAATTACCAAAATTACCACCTGAATTAATCGGTTCATTTGATAATGACCAGTGGTTTAGAATTTATATAAATGGTGTATTAATTCCACCTACAAAATATTCTTATACCGGTTCGTACAATACTGATGAAATTTATTTTAATTTTAACACCGGTTCATTGCAAGAAGGTGGAACATATCCAACCGATTTGATTACTACAATTAATGATTTAGGTTATATTTTGGAATCTACTGATGAAATTGGTGTAACTGGAAAGTTTATTGAATTATGATAAATGAATTAAATAAAATATTAAAACAAGTTCACGAACCAGATGAATATACTCTGATTCCACATAACCTTTCACATCCTTCATATTGGATTTGGAAACTTCCAAATGTAAAAATGAAAG